ACTTGGATCTGACTTTGGATACTATGCGCGACAAGTTCCTGCGTATCAAGCAGATTGCCACTGACGGCGCATTGTTTCAAGACTATGATTTTGGCGACATTGGCCGCGACGAGATTCTCGAGTTCATGGACTCTAACAAGAGCAAGCTTCGTGAAATGAGCCTGCGTATGGCGCTGAAGATTGCAGACCTGCGTAAGAGTTTTCCTCTGCGTTGGAAGGCAATGGCAGCAACTACTTGCATGAAGGCTGCTTAAACATGGATAACGACAAGGTCTTCTTTGGCTCAATACTAGCCATGATGGCCTTGTTTTTTTGGATATCCTGTGGCAGCATTTTTTATCTTTTTGATTGCAGTAATATAATGAGCGGGTATAATACAATTCTTCGAATTCGAAAAATAGAAGAACGAGTCGATAAGCTTGGTTTTATGCTTGCATATCCTAGACATAGGTCTAATTATGAAGGCGATTATGTTGCGCTGAAGCCCAAAGATGATCATGTTCTTCCTATCTACGCAAGGGACGCCGAAGTTTTTACAGGCACCCTCGAAGAACTGCAAGTGTGGCTAAATGGTGTCGATTGGGCTCGAGATTATGATCGTATGCTTCGTATGACCGATGATAAAAAACGAACCGTGGCCGAGGACAAAGAACGAACTAGGCAACAATTGGCCAAGGAACATGCCGAGAAACGTAAAGTTTTTGCCATTCTGTCAGACAAGTCTGAAGAAGAAATTGATTTAAATCCTAAGGAGAAATCATAATGAATATGTGGGTACTAATTTTATTTGTTCATGCAGGTATGTTGTCTGACAAAGACAGCATGGCATTAACTAACGTCCCAGGATTTGCCACTGAGGCTGTTTGCCAGGCTGCTGGCAAACAGGCAGAGGCTCTCGCTAAACGGACTACTAAAGAAATTAAGTTTGTCTGTGTTAAGCAAGGAAATTAAACTATGATAAAAATTGTGCAAGTGTGGTTTACTGCATCAGTTCTAATTGGCGCACTAATTTATCTTTGGTCTATGGTTAATGGAAAAGAGCGTTGGCAGTTGACTAAAATTGTGTTAATTGCTATACTGTGTGGACTAATTTCAGCAATGTTTCTTTCACTGATTTATATTTTGTTTTGACTATGTATAAAATTGCACTAGAAGTTCTTGGTCGACTTGCATATATTATGTTGGGTGCGACAATCACAATCATTCTTTTTACTAATGGAGTTATCTAATGAAACGTTTTGCTACTTTGAGTCTTATTGCCGCCGCAGTTCTTGCGACTGGTTGTACTCGTATTGAAACCGGCGAGGTCGGTGTTCGTGTTGGTTTTGATAAACAGGTACAACCTGGTGAACTGCTACCCGGTTCTTTTAATCAGGTTATGATTGGCGATGTTCTTACATTCCCAGTCAAGGATGTTAATGTCGCACTCAACGACATGACTCCTGTAGCCAAAGATAACAGCACCATGAAGGACTTTGATGCAGTAGTGGTCTATAATATCAACAGCCAACAAGTGGCTGAACTATACAGCCAAAAGAATCGTGCTTTCCATGCAGAGTTTAAAGGTGATGTTTACTTGATGTATAACTACATTGTGCAGAATGCCCGTAACGCTATCTATAAAGCCGCACGTAAGTATGAAGCGTTGGACATGGCAGACAATCGCACTGAAATGGAAAACTTCATCAAGGAAGAAATCATTCGTAATCTTGCTGAAGAAAAACTGGATGGTAGTATTAGTATCAGTCAGGTGCTAATTCGTAATGTTGTACCTGCTGACAGTGTTGTGGCGTCTGCCAATGATTTGGTTCGTAGTAAGAACGAACTCAAGCAAAAGGAAGTGGAAGTTAAAACTGCTGAAGCAGAAGCACGTCGGATGGCAGCACTGGCCAATAACAGTGCCAGTAGTATTGCGTTTATGAATGCCCAAGCCGCTCTAAATATTTCTGAAGGTATTAAGAATGGTAAAGTTCAAACTATCGTGGTTCCTGCTAACTTCAATGCTCTGATGATGCCCAAATAATATGAAGATCGGTCTAAGCTATAGTCGTTGTGTTCGAGACATCGTAGAAGGAAATGTTGATATCGGTGATGTCTTGATAATCATTGCCCGAACAGATTTTGATCCGCGTGACGATGACCAATGGTCAGGAATTTGGGCCGGCTATCATGGTGGCTCGTTTTTTAACACTAATATGGAATGGGGCAACACTGCTCATACCGAAGAAGATTTTCGTGCAGTTAGTATAGAGCTTTGGAACTCAGGAAAGCTACACCAGCCGAGAAAGTTCGGGGCTCGTCCGAGTCGCTTGCCTTATTACTGGTTAGAAACTGTGTTAGTTGGTGAAGATCTTGAAAATAATGTAGCAGTAAAACAAGCTTGGGATCAATTTCAAATTCTTGCAGGCTTGTCTAATGTTAAATTAAATAATCAAGTATATTAATTTTTCGGGTCGCCTGTTAATCAGTTAGCTCCTGTGGCGATTCTTTAAAGCCTTGCGTAAGCAGGGCTTTTTTTTGACTGTTAAATCACCTTAATAAGTAAAAATATGAGTCTCAAAGAACTTACCGCAGAAAAACATAAACAAGCCGAATCCACACAATTCATGCGAGCTATATTTGCAGGAACATTGCCCATGGATCATTGGATAGATTATACATATCAAAAAATGTTGTTCTATAAAACTATAGAAGGCGCTGCTGGCATGAATGGCTTATTAACAGACCTTCCGGACATAAACAGAGCATTCAAGTTATTTCAGGACTATCAGTCTATGAACACTGACAACAAAAAATATTCTTTTAAAAAGTCTGCTGTGGATTATCACAATTATTTGTTAAGCATTAACAAAGATCCAGTCAAAATTATGGCTCACTTGTATGTCTGGCACATGGGGGATCTGTACGGCGGGCAAATGATCAAAAGGTTAGTTCCTGGTAGTCATATTGCATTAGAGTTTGAAAACAAGGATCAATTAATTGCTACAATTAGATCAAAACTAGATGACAGCATGGCAGATGAAGCTAACGTAGCATTTGATTGGGCAATTAAACTTTTGCAAGAATACGATGTCTGACTATCGATAAATTTGATTTGTGAATTAAATATTGCTATAATAGCAATATGAGCCAACCTACTTTTAAATACATTGAAGATTATATAGAGTTTATTGGTGGCCGACGCAGCATTGACGGTAAAATTTTTGGATTATTTAACTATGCTCCGGTTCCTATAAACTTGGCAAGGTATGATGTATCTATTATTGATAGTTTGTCCTCGCAAACTTGCGAGTTAAATAATCCTTATACAGATAAACAAAGTGCATTGGCAATAAAACTTGTAGACAAGTACAGACGGCAGTTGGCAGGTTTAGGTACTCCGGTCATTGTTCCTGAAAAACTTGAGTCATTTAGGTTGGGAATTCGATTAGTTGACCGAACAAAATCTGTATACATAGATGATAATCAGTTTGTGGTTAAATTTCCATATGATACTAAGTTAATCGACTTATTAAAAAAACAGTCAAGGCAAGGAGAAGGTTCTGTCAGATTCGATTATGACAGAAAAATATGGATATTGGGTATGACTGAATACAACTTAAATTGGATTATGACTATTTGTCCACAGAATGGATTTTCCATTCACGAGTCCGTTGCATCGCTGTATGAAAAATTGTTATCTGTGGAAAACAATAATTATGAAATTTGTCTCAAATTGATCAATGACCAGTTAACATTGGAAAATGCCGAATCCAGCTTATTAGAATATGTGGAAAATATTGGCGGGATGTCAATGAGCAACTTGTTAAAGTTAGTTGATGTTAGCGCAGTACTGGGATTTAACGTAGATGAAAATTTAACTGAATACGTTAAGGAGTTGGATAATGAGCATCATCGTAAATTTTTAATAAATCGAAAAACATTTTGTAGCAAAGAAAAAATATCAATAGAGCAAGTGTTGGAGTATGCAAGAAAGGTAAATAGATTACCTATTCATGTTTACGAAAACGGATTGCCAAAAAATAATACAGAAGAAATCATTTATTTAAATCGAGGCGTCGGTCCTGAAGTTTGTCCTAAACTACTAGTGACTACTACCAGTCTGATGATAGGTAGCAAAAAACAAAGTTGGTTAGCCAATGCTGAAAAGATTATAATTCTAGAATGAATCAAGCAAAATTAATTATCCGCGACGAAGTCAACGTAAAGATAGAGGGACTCGAACTCACTGACCGTAAAAAGTTAGTGGAAAAGTTTAAGTACGAAATTCCTGGAGCAAGATATTTGCCTGCGGTTAGACTAGGTCGTTGGGATGGTAAAGTTCCATACTTTAATCTAGGTGGAACTACGTACATCAATTTATTGCCAGATATTCTTCCATATCTTGAAGAACGTGGATACGATATCGATATAGATGATGTGCGTGAATACAGCACTACATTAGAATTGGGGCAAGTTGTTGATAATAGTTTCGTTCATAAACAATGGCCCAATGGTGATCCAATTATATTGCGCGATTATCAAGTTGAAATTATCAATCGCTTTTTAAAAAATCCGCAGTGTATTCAGGAAGTGGCCACCGGCGCCGGCAAAACTATTATGACGGCAGCGTTGTCCGCAAGTGTGCAACATTTGGGCAGAAGTATAGTTGTTGTTCCTAGCAAAAGTTTAGTTACACAGACTGAGGCAGACTATAAAACTATGGGACTGGATGTTGGTGTGTTGTTTGGGGACCGTAAAGAATATACTAAACAACATACGATTTGCACGTGGCAAAGTCTGAATGCGCTGGTTAAAAATACAAAGAACTACGAAGCAGATGTAACTATACACGACTTTATTGAAAATGTTGTCTGTGTAATGGTAGACGAAGCACACAGCGCCAAAGCAGATGCATTGAAGTCTATGTTGACTACAATCTTTGCTCGAGTGCCTATTCGCTGGGGATTAACAGGCACCGTTCCTAAAGAAGATTATGCATATCAAGCATTGAACTGCTGCATTGGTCCAGTGATAGGACAACTTAGTGCCAGTGAATTACAAGAACAAGGACATTTAAGTAACTGTCATGTAAATGTAATACAAATGGTTGACTATGTTGAATACAAAGACTATCAACAAGAACTAAAGTATCTATTAGAAACAGATGACCGATTAGACTATATTGCTAATCTTATTAATAAGATCTCTGAAACGGGAAATACTCTAGTATTGGTTGACCGGGTAGATCCAGGTAAGCGTTTAACTAGTAAAATAAAAAACGCAGTTTTTGTATCAGGGGCTACTAAATCAAAAGCAAGAAAAGATGAGTATGATGAATTTGCGATTACTGATGACAAGGTTGCTGTGGCGACTTACGGTGTGGCCGCTGTGGGTATTAATATCCCTAGGATTTTTAATTTGGTTCTTGTGGAGTCCGGAAAGAGCTTTACACGAGTTATACAAAGCATTGGGCGAGGCATTAGAAAAGCTGAAGACAAAGACTTCGTCCAAATCTGGGACATAACATCAACTTGTAAATTTGCCAAACGACACTTAACTAAGCGTAAACAATTTTACAAAGAAGCAAACTATCCATTTAGTGTAGAGAAAACTGAATGGCAAGGTTGACTTACATTAACAAAGACATTATTATAACAACATGCGTTTATTAACATTAGAAAATACAAGTTACGAATTAAATGAAATACCAGAGGAAGTGGACGACATCAGATTCTGCGTTCTAGATAACTCAGATCCTAAAGATCCAGATTACTTTTTTATTCCTCTTATCTTTTTGGAAAGTTTTAACAGCCCAGCGTTAGTCCTTAAAATAGGAAATAGCGTAGTTAAAATGCCTATAGACTGGCAACTTCTAATAGGCGAGCCCGATCTCGGAGATTTAGAAGTTGTTCCGCTTACTAGTATTAATGATCGTGGTTTTAGCGCATTTGCTTTTAATCCCATGGCTAGCTTCAGGCCTGAGTTTTATCCCGTAGAAGTTATTGATATATATCAGGACGTTAAATGGTATTTTCCTAAACTCAAACATGGACAAATGTTAGCTGTGCCTTTAGAGACTGGAACAGAAAAGCCATTGTGTGTTTATTTTGTTAAAGATATTAGTCGTCAAAGTGAAGTGGTTAACTATTCTAAGGTGTGGTAATGAAATTGCTTGTTAATTCGACAGACATAGGCGGCGATATTGTTAAAGATAACGAAACTTATCTTCTTAAAGACAATAAAACACTAAACAATCTTGTATTGAGTTCAACAAAATTGTATAGGGGACAATCCACTCGCGGGCACAGTCACGCAGGCCAAGAGGAAGTTTATTTCTTTGTGCAAGGATCCGGTATTATGATAGTAGACGATGAAAAATTTAGAGTCGGCCCAGGCAGCATTATGTTAATTCCAGACGGTGCTTTTCATCGTGTTATTAACGATGGAGAGATGAACTTGGTATTCAACTGCGTATTTGACGGAAAACGTAACCACTAATGGGTAATCTTAAGCCTGGCGCAAAATATATTTACGAGCGTGACGGTGACACGGTGTTTAGAAGAGAATTTGGATCATCAGATCGAGAAGTTGTTGGGTACGATTATAGAACCAATGACGGCAGGCCCCTGCACGACCACATAATGGAAGATAAGATGTGGGGCGAAATTCGACGAATGGCAAAATCTAATCCTTCGCTACAATCGGAATTAGATCGTGTGATAATGATATACCTCCTTCTTAAAGAAGAAAAAAATAATTCAGTAACTTGGCATCCAGTATGAAAAATTTAACAGTGTTTGGTGACAGTTGGCCAGCGGGCGCCGATTTACAAAATCCGAATAACGATGCATTTCCAGCATTACTTGCAAATAAATTAAACTTAAATCTAGTAGATTTAAGTCAACGAGGCACAAGTATAGATCATGCCGTTCGTGCTTTTTTAAATACCGACATCACTGACTCTGTGGTTTTATTTTGCATCACGGGTTATGCAAGAACTATGTATCTGGATAGAGACTATGCATTTGAAGTACATCCAATGGATCCAGGCATGGAATGGTACTATACTAAACTGTACTCAGACAAATTAGGTAAGCTTAATCGAATTAAAAATTGTTTACTAGTTCAGGAAATTTGTAAAAATAAAAAAATTCCTGTATACTTTGTATCTAACTGGGATCAACTACCTGATCATAAATTAATAGACAAGACACTATGGTGTTCCAAAACACTTATTCAAATGACAGGATCAACTCCTATATCTCTGGATAGTGATGTGGACTGGTCTAAAATTAATAGAAAAAATATGATTCGCTACTCTAATCACCCCAATGAAGCAGGTCATAAACTAATAGCAGAAGAATTATACACATGGATAAGCTCTCGATAAACAATGAAATGGCTCAACTCGATATGAAAAATCGAGAATTTTATGATGAGCTCACTGATGAAGAACGTAAAAAATTCAGCACTTACCTAATGATGAAATACAGTGCCAATGTCGAAGGCAGCAGTGATCTTCAAGCTTGGTATTTGATGGCTAGTAATGAACGGGTGAATATAAACTTTTTTGATTTTAACAAACACACAAAACTACAATGGTTAATGTGTACATCGGTAAGTCCTGGCATGGGCAAGCAACGTCATTATTGGTTAAGTAGTAAAAAGAAAGAAGGATCGAATACTAAAATTATTAAATTTTTAAGTAAGCTTTATCCTGCGTTAAAAGTAAATGACATTGCTGTTATGGCTGATCTGAATACTGAAAAAGAAATTAAGACCATGGCCAAAGAAATGGGAATGAGTGACAGTGAGATTAAAAAGGAATTAGGTTGAGTTTTGTTTGCAAACACTGTAAAAAATCGTACTTAAAAGAAAGTACATTAGTTGCACATTTATGCGAACCTAAACGCAGATGGCAACAGCAAAATGAAACAGGAGTCCAACTTGGATTCAAATCTTATTTAAAATTTTATGAAGTATCTCAGGGCAGTGCTCGACTAAAAACCTACGAAGACTTTGCATCTAGTCCTTATTACAGTGCATTTGTTAAATATGGCAGACATGTAACAGCAATTAAATGTGTCAGCGTAAGTAATTTTACCAATTGGTTATTAAAAAACAATAAAAAATTAGATAATTGGTGTAAAGAATCGATGTATTTGGAATGGCTGTCTGATCATATGAAAAAAGAAGCAGTACAAGATGCAATAGAGCGGGCATTAAAAGAAATGCAAGACTATGCAGACGTCGATCCAAAACTGCAAAATAACTTTAATAATTATTTTCGATTGGGTTCTAGTAATCGCATAGTTCACCATATTTCAAACGGACGTATTAGTCCCTGGATAGTGTTTAACTGTGCTAGCGGAATCGATTTTCTTAGTTCACTAAACGAGGAACAACTCGCAATGATACTGCCATGGATTGATCCCGATTATTGGCAACGTAAGTTTACAGATTACGCAGCAGACACCGAATGGGTTAAAGATATTTTACAAAAGGCAGGACTATGAAATTTAAGTCAGATATTGACATTGATTTTGCTAACAGGGATCAGATTCTCAGTTTGCTAAAACATACGTCAGCCAGCATTATCAAAGACGATAAATTAAGTAAGCATAATACTGGAGTGTACTTTACAGATATCCCTACAGATCCTTATACCGGACAATCTAGTCTTGATTATCAAAAGGCAGAAGACCGAGGATATTTAAAATTAGATTTTTTAAATGTTAGTTTGTATCAGCAAGTAAAAAATGAAAGTCACTTAGATCAGTTAATGCAGCAGGAACCAGACTGGAGCAAATTAAATGATCCTGCGTTCTGTGGGCAGTTAATTCACATCGGAAATCATTATAATACGTTGACTAAAATGCCTGAACCTATTAACAGCATTCCCAGAATGGCCATGTTTTTAAGTGTTATTCGCCCTGCTAAACGACATTTAATCGGATTACCATGGGCAGAAGTTGCTAAAACTGTGTTCGAAAAACCCCAAGATGACGGATACTATTTTAAAAAAGCACATGCAATTTCATATGCTCATTTGGTAGTAGTTCATATGAATTTGTTGACTAATGTAGAAGATAATTTTAAACGACTCGTCGAACAAGTGTAATACTTCTTCTTTTTGATCTTTTTTGTGCAGATTCTTTAAGACTCAACGCTGGCCCGTATTTTAATTCTACATCTTTGCTATTAAAAGTTTTAAGAGTGGGCCTAAACACACCCCAATCTGACTTTAGAAAGATATTAATAGGAACCATCCTATTACTTTCCCACCACCATACTTCTCCTAATTCTAGGTACAAACGTTTTTGATCGGGTGTTTTAAGTAGTCCGAAATCATAGACGCTGGTAATCACATCGTCTAAGTTCTGAATAATTCCTATATATTCATTGCCCCCGTAGGTAATGAAACTTAAAAAAGGATACTGGTCTAATAATATTTGGTAAGATAAATCCACAATGGTATTTATTTTTCAAAATTTTGTATATGTTGAATATGGAAAAGCAACTAAATATGTGATGCAAACCGTTATAAGTTACTATTATGACAATACTGTGGATGTACAATTTGACATCAGTTCAACTTGTCTGATACCAGTAGAAATCCCTCAAAGGAACAGAGTTGTGTATACCAGACCATTACAAATTTACAAAGGCGTGACTAATGTCATTAAAATCGCAGTAAAAAACGCAGATCAAAAACCCATTGACGTAACAGGCCATGTGCTCACCTTCGATGTCGTGGATGATTACGTGTTTTCCAATGCCAATGTTGTACTAACTACAACTGTGGTAATGAGCAATGCTGCTGCGGGATTGGGATACGTTACTTTAACTGGGCTAGATTTAGTACAACTAGACAGAGAACAATATAATTATAATGTAAAAATACAAACTTGTTGGGGAAATGTGGCATCATACGTCGATGACAATTATGGCGGCGTCGGCCAATTGTATGTAAGTAATTCGGCGTATCCGGTAGATCAACCTGCGGCTTTAGATCTCGGCTCAGTGGGTGATGGAATAAACAGTGCAATGTATGATTTTGGAACAATTTAAGGAACAAACATGAGTTTAGAAAGCCTATTAGGAATCCCTTGCCCAACAGGCCCACAAGGACCACAAGGCCCTCGCGGTCCAATCGGGAATGCAGGAATTCAAGGACCACAAGGACCACAAGGACCCACAGGGGTAGTAGGTTTAAGAGGGGAACAAGGATCCACTGGACCGCAAGGACCGCAAGGATCACAGGGTCCGCAAGGGCCTACTGGCCCACAAGGACCCAGTGGTGTAAGTAATGTAGCTGGGCCGCAAGGACCACAAGGTCCCATTGGGAATACAGGACCACAAGGCCCAACTGGTGCTGGAGTTCAAGGCCCGCAAGGACCAAGTGGAGATACAGGACCACAAGGACCTACAGGCCCACAAGGACCACAAGGACCACAAGGCCCTACTGGCCCAGTGGGATTTACTGGTAGTGCAGGTCCACAAGGTCCACAAGGTCCTCAAGGTCCTCAAGGTCCGACTGGTGCTGGAGTTCAAGGCCCGCAAGGACCACAAGGCCCTGCAGGTACTAGCAACATGCCTGGGCCACAAGGACCACAAGGCCCTGGGTCGGAAATTATTGTGCAAGATGAAGGAACTACAATTACTAGTAATGTTTCTACATTAAACTTTGTGGGGGATGGCGTTACTGCAACTAATGTTGCCAATGTAGTAACGGTAACTATTCCAGGATCAATTGATACGTTATATTCTATAGGTAATATTTCTGGAACATTTGCTCCTAATAGGTCTTATGCGTCAGTGCAACATGCAACTTTAATCGGAAATGTAACTTTGTCTACACCGACCAATATGATACTCGGACAAAGTTTAACATTAATTTTCACTCAAGATGCCACCGGAAATCGTTTATTAACTCCTAATTTAAATTATAAATTTGCTGGAAATTTTAAAACATTGAGCACCACTGCTAATAGTATCGATATGTTAAACATGTTTTATGATGGCTCTGTCTACTACGTTACTTTAACCACTGGGTATCAATAATGAATTTTGGTGCTAGCAGATTAGGATTTTGGTACAATAAACCTCCTGATAGAGGATATAAAAAGAATGTTCTTGTTTTTTATGATCCTCTAACAAACGGTCCAGGTGGTAATATCGATTATTATAACACTGGTGGAGATGTAAATCCCGAAACTGATGTTTATCCTGTGATACAATCAAGGGAAGCAACTTTTAATTTTACTACCACATTGGTTCAAAGTTATGCAACTTTAAAGACACTAAATCTGTCAGATTACGCACATATTTGGGATATTGGGTATGCAAGCCCATATGTATCTAATCCAAATAATCCAACCAACATACTATATAATTATTTGCAAAGCGGCGGCTCTATGTTTATGTTGGGAGAAAATAGTAATTTTGGTGTTCGTGATGATGCTATTGATGTTTTTATAACAGGTATCGGGGGCGGAAATATTACAAGATCTAGTACGGATTATAATTATTCAGTTAACACTACATTATTATCGCAATTCAGACTAGCAAATTCTAGTAGTTCGTTGGTTTTTTCTCGGCCAGGCGCTTTTATTTCTATTGGCAACGGAACGGCAATGACTACACCTTTTACGACTAATGCGTATCCGGCAGTAATGTGGGAAACTGGAAAACTGTTGGGAGCACCAGCAGGGGCAATAGTTTCCGTACTAGACATAAACTTTTTTGTAGGGTTTAATCAAAATTTGCCTTTTATCGATAACTTAATACAGTCTATGAATAGAAGATAAACCATTATTTTGATAAGTATGTATATAACAAATGTTTGGAAGATATAAATGAGCAAAATAGTCCAATGGAAGCGTGGTAACGCTAATGTAAGTTCTACCTATACAGGACCAGAAGGTGAGCTTACAATTAATACAACTGACTGGACCTTAAATATTCATGACGGCACCACCCCGGGGGGCCGCCCTGCTAGTTTTAGTCTCGGAAATCTTGAGGTTTCTAATCAAACAATACTCGGTACAACAGCTAATGCTAATATTGTTATCGATCCCGATGGGTCTGGAATTGTTGTATTAAACAACGGAGTAACCACTAGTGGAAATGTAACCGCGTCGTATTTTGTTGGCAATGGTTCGTTATTAACTGGTATTAACAGTAATTACGGAAATGCCAATGTCGCAGCATTTTTACCTACATATAGTGGAACTATATCTGCAAATAGAATGAATGTGGGAAATATATTAGTAACATCGAATGTGAATGTAGGAAATATATTAATAACATCAAACGTTGCTAGGTCATTTTTCTTTTCTCAAAACAAAGACGCACAGATAGTAGCTTCTGACGGAGTTCGTAATTCATCAATTTATCTGTGGGCCAACAACGGCCGTATGAGTTTTAACACTATTTCCAACGCATTTGATTTTAATTTCAATGGACAACTTAGTGCCACAGATTTTACCGCAAGTAAAAGTAGTTCAGTTGGTTATTCATTCTATACACCAGGTGAAGGACTATCTGGGTTTGTACATGTAAACGGTCCTCCGTCTTACATAAAAATTACTCACGATAATATAGACTATACAAAATTTTATGCAAACTATACTACCCAAACTATTGGTAATTTAGTTATTTCTTCAAATGCAAACGTATTTGGCAGTTTTCCAACAGCATTTGTACAAGTTTATTCCAATGTTAATTCTTATAGTCAGATAGTTCATCAAAATTTAAATTCAGGAAATTTATCTAGCTCTGATTTTGTTGGTACAGCTGATAATGGTACAGATTCAACACATTATGTAGATTTGGGAATTGCTAGTAGTACTTATAATTTTCCTGGTTTTGAGGTAATCAAACCCAACGACGTTTATTTGTTGGCTGTTGGAAATAATGTCACCGGCCCAGGTAGCGTAAGCCGTGGTAATTTAGTTATTGGGTCAACTACTGGAAATATTAATTTCTTCGTTGGTGCACCGCAAGATGCAAATGTAATTACACAAATTAATTCTACAGGATTTATTCCCGGAGCCAATGTTACTTACAGTTTAGGTAGTGCAACTAGACAATGGAAAGACTTGTGGGTCAGTAACAACACTATCTATTTAGGCGGAGTCTCGTTGGGAGTGGATTCCAGTGGTAATCTGACTGTTAACGGTAATGTAGTTTCTGGTGGTGGAGGCGGCGGAGCCGGACCACAAGGCCCCACTGGCCCAATTGGCAACACAGGACCACAAGGCCCCACTGGCCCAATTGGCAACACAGGACCACAAGGACCACGAGGTCCACAGGGACCACAAGGTCCACAAGGACCTACCGGACCACAAGGTCCACAGGGACCAATCGGTCCACAGGGACCACAGGGACCTACCGGACCACAAGGACCTACCGGTACTTTTAGTGGAACTCTAACTGCAAACATAAATGGCAACGGATTTAGTATCAGTAATGTGTCGTCTATTTCTTCTACTGGTAATATAACAGCAACAAATTTCAATGGAAATATTTCAGGGAATGTTACAGGAAGTGATCCAAATGTAACCTTAGTGGCTGATACTTTTAGCTATGTATTTGATAACACTAGCAACGTTTCATTTCCTGGTAATCTAAGTGTTGTTGGTAATGTGGATGCAGGATTTGTTAGAGTCTCCAGTGGCATTGTGTCATCGCTGGCAGTAAGTCCTGCTCCTGTTATTTCAGGATTTAGTTCTATTTCTACAACTGGTACTCCGGGGAATATCACAGCGTCGGGTAACCTGATTGCTAGTCGCGATGCAATTATAACTGGCAACGTAACTGCGGGCAATATTAACGTAACAGGTAATATTGTTGACACAGGCTCATTGAGTATCATCACAGGCAGCAACGGCAATATTGCGTTGATTCCTAATGGCACAGGCATTGTTACAGCTTCAAATGCATTTACTGCTGTTGGCAACATCACAGGTGGTAACATTATTACCGCAGGCAATATAACAGGCAATACAGGCGGATTCGCTATAGGTTATAGAGATATTCCTCAGGTTGTATTCACCAGTAACGCTACATTAGCGTTAACTGATGCAGGCAAACATTACTTTAGTTCTAATAGCGCCAACGTTATTACAGTACCAAATAATACCACAGTAAGCTTCAATATAGGAACCGCAATCAGCATTATCCAGCAAGGTACTGCAAACTTAACTGTGACTCCTGGCTCAGGTGTAACTATGTACTTGGCTGGAAACAGTACATCAGCATCCAGGACATTGGGTAACTTTGGTATGGCCACCCTAATGAAAGTGGGCACAGATACGTGGTTTATTAACGGCACAGGAGTTAACTAATGTCTGGCATTATGCAAGCTGCTGTGGGAAATTGGAAACGTGCCGTGGCCGCTACCTCAGGCCCCGCATTGGTCTACGATTTAGATGCAGCCAATTATTCAGCTGTACCTGTAAATGGCTCTACAGTAGCAGGTACAGGTGCATTCACTATCACAGTGGCCAATGCTGGTGCTAGTATATCCTGGCAGGCAGACAGTGGCGGTGTGTTTAGAAAAAGCAATGCCACTGGCACAGATGTAATGTACGGTGGACCTAACTATGTCACTGGACAAAGTTATTCGGTATTCATGGCCTACAAACGCATAGCCACATCATCTGGACGACTGCTTAACACGCAAAGCGAAGCCAGCAAAGATTGGCTGATGGGCTTGTACAACGGTAATCCCGACACTTTTTATCCAAACTTTTCAGTAAACTTGCCTGGATCGGGCGCTGATCTTGTATGGCATTTTGGTTGGGCAACTTGGAACACCACAACATCGTTGGGACAATTGTACACTGCAACCAGCGTTCAACCAACTTCAGTGGCATTTTCTTCAACCAATGCTGGCGGCGGCGGGTTTAATCAATTGAGATTATTCAGCAGATCAGCTGGCAGCGAAGTCCAAACAGCCGACATAGGATTTGTCAAAGTCTATAATGGGGTGTTGGATTTGGCCACTGTACAATCTCTATACGCTGCCTACAAAACTAGATTTGGTTACTAACCCAGAATTAATATAAATAACAATAATAACAGGATTTTTAGATATGGCATCATATACAATAGTAACAGCCACAGCGGCAAATGTAGCTGGTAACACTAACACCATAGCCAGTACAAAAGTTAAAATAGTAGCAAATGCAGCCTGCGTTTATGCTATTAATGCACCGGCAACACTTACTGCGAACGTGGGCGCAATGATTCCTGCAAACTTTCCCACATATATAAACATGACGGGCATTGGAAACAGAATTTCAGTTTTACCAGTTGCAGGCGGCAGCACTGCTATTACACTAACAGAATGTGGTACAGTTTATCAGAGTGCAGTGAATCAAAACAGCACAACATTTTTGAACGCATAATACTATGAAATCACATGAATTTATCCAAGCCGCAGCAGATATGTTGGCCGCATTTGGCAACAAAGAACAACAGTCTATAAAGCCTAAATAATTGATTTTGTACAAAAATTAGTGTATACTAACACTGATGTTCAACTCTGTACAGGATTATACCCTAAGCATACTGCCCGCTAAGAAGAAACGTAGCCAAAGTGGTTGGTTAAGTTTCAATGCAGTCTGCTGCCACCATAATGGCGATAGTGCAGATACCCGAGGTCGCGGCGGAGTCATTACAAATCCAGATGGTGGGGTGTCTTACCATTGCTTTAATTGTGGATTTAAAACTGGTTACCAACCTGGCCGACCGCTGAGTTTCAAATATCGAAAATTTCTCAATTGGTTAGGTGCAGATGTCAACGAAATACAACGGTTAGTGGTTGAGGCACTGAGAATCAAAGATCTAGTAGACCCTCGAGATGTCAAACCTGTTGTTGAAGAAGAAATAACATTTGTTGCTCGTAATCTACCAACAGAAGCACATACTTTTTGGTCCTTGGCAGAATTTTATAAATTGGCAGACTATAACAGAACTCCTAAACAATTTTCAGATGCTGTAAATTATGTTATAGACAGAAAAATTAATTTAAATCGTTATGATTTTTATTGGACTCCTGAAGTAGAATATAAATTATCACACCGTGTCATTATTCCTTTTAAATACAAAGGTGAAATAGTAGGTTATACAGCAAGAGCATCAAACGATGATGTCAAACCCAAATACCACAGCGACCACCCAGGCCATTTTGTTTTTAATTTAGATGAACAAAAGTCGGACAGTAAATTTGTCATTGTCTGCGAAGGTCCATTTGATGCTATGAGCGTAGACGGGGTAAGTACACAGACCAATGATATCAGTGAGCAGCAGGCAGAACTAATAGAGTCATTGGGGCGAGAAGTAATAGTAGTCCCAGATTTTGACAAACACATTAATAAGCAAAACAAAGAAGTGTGGCCCGGACAACAAACTATTAATCGTGCAATAGAATACGGATGGAGTGTTAGTTTTCCTGTTTGGAAAGACACTGCAAAAGATATTAATCATGCAGTTCAATTGTATGGAAAACTGTTTGTTATGAAATCTATTCTGGATGCCAAAGAATCCAATCCATTAAAAATTAAATTGTTAGCTAATAAAATATGACCAAAGACTATAGTGTTGATCTCCAAAAATTATTTTTAGAAATGATGCAACAGAATCCTGAAAGTTATGTCAGAGTTCAAAACATTTATAATCCAGAGAACTTTGATAGAAGTCTCCGTGACGCCGCACGTTTTATTAAAGAACATGTGGACACGCATAAGATCATGCCCACTCCCGAACAGATCAAAGCAGTGGCAGGCACAGACCTAAAACCAATTCCAGATCTCGGAGAAAATCATTATGATTGGTTCATGGTTGAATTTGAAGGATTTACTAAAAAATATGAACTAGAACGTGCAGTGCTCAAAGCCGCAGACATGATTGAAAAAGGAGACTTTGACCCCATTGAAAAGATTATCAAAGATGCTGTACAGATCAGTCTGACCAAAGACATGGGCACAGAGTATTTTGCAGATCCCCGTGCTCGATTAATGAAAATCAAAAGCAACAACGGGCAAATTAGCACAGGCTGGCCCACCATGGACAAGAGATTGTTTGGTGGTATGAATCGTGGAGAGTTGAATATTTTTGCCGGAGGCTCGGGTTCGGGTAAGAGTCTATTCATGCAAAACATTGCATTGAACTGGGTGGTTGCTGGATTGAACGGCGTGTTTTTAACATTAGAACTCAGTGAAGAACTATGTGCCATGCGTATTGACAGCATGGCAGCAAATGTCAGTACTAGAGAGATTTTTAAAGAAATAGATACTGTGGAATTAAAGATTGGCATGTTGGGCAAAAAATCTGGCAGTCTGCGTATCAAATACATGCCAGCGCAGAGCAACGTGAATCAGATTCGTGCATATCTCAAAGAGTTAGAAGTACAGACTGGCCGTAAAACAGATTTTATTATGGTAGACTATTTGGATCTCGTTATGCCGGTCAGTGCCAAAGTCAGTCCCAACGATTTGTTTGTCAAGGACAAGTATGTTTCGGAAGAGTTGCGAAATTTAGCCAAAGAATTCAGTGTATTAATGATCACTGCCAGTCAGTTAAATAGAAGTGCAGTTGAGGAGATTGAATTTGATCACAGTCATATCAGTGGCGGTATTAGTAAGATTAATACAGCAGACAATGTATTTGGAATCTTTACATCCAGAGCTATGCGTGAGCGTGGTCGCTATCAGATCCAGTTGATGAAAACTCGTAGCAGTAGTGGTGTGGGCATGAAAGTAGACTTAGACTATGACATCGATACTCTGCGTATTACAGATCCGGGTGAGGAGGCACAGGGTACTCCGGGCACGCTAAAACCTCAAGTTGGCAGTATTATGAACAGTATTAAAACAAGATCTACCAGTAGTGACGATGAAGGTTCTCCACGGAAGTTTGAAAGAGCCCAAGGAACTCCTGCATGGGAAAAGCCCATGAGTGGCGGAGACGGCGAAGTACAAAGCGCCAAACTTAAACAAATGTTGGCAGGATTAAAGAAAGCAGAATGAGCAACAATTTTTGTAGATTCTTGAGCAACGGGTTAGCTCTGTGGAACGATACTTCGAATAATGAGGTATCTATTGCACCTTGCTGCCATTTTAAAAATAGACAACTTGTGAATTTATCAATTGATGGAAGTTTGTCCAATGTTCGAGAAGAATTAAAACAAATATCCGATTGGACAGATGATTGTTTACATTGTAAACGACTTGAAACAGCAGGCATTCAAAGTCTTAGACAAACATCATTTGATTGGATACCCGACGTTACTAATAATAGCATCCATCAACTAGACTTGAGGCTCGACATTAACTGCAATGCTGCTTGTGTTATATGCGACAATTCTAGTAGTACATTGTGGATTAAAGAACATAATAAGTTTTTTAATAAAACAATTCCAATTAATACAATTTCTCCAGAATTTAAAATTAAGAAAATTGTGGATTCTATAAATCTAGAATCATTGAATTATATTAAATTTTATGGCGGAGAACCATTGTTTACAGACGCACATCTTCAACTGTTGCGTCAAATTAAAAATCCTGAAAACATTACATTACAATATACAACGAATGGATCGATATATCCAAAAGAAGAAGTATTAGAGGTATGGATCAAATTTAAACTAGTACTGTTTTGTGTATCGGTTGACGGCATCGATCAGCAATTTAATTATATTCGTTGGCCGCTTAAGTGGGACAAACTTAAAAATAACTTATTCAAACTCAGAAACAATGCCCCTGTTAATGTTATGTTTCGATTTGAATATACTGTAAATTTTTTAAATGCATTTTACTTCAAAGAATTCGAAGAGTGGGTCAATGAACATTTTTCAATTAATCGATTAGGCGATTCAGTAGAAATTAATATACATCCATATTATGGGATTGTATGGAATATAGAAAAAATCACAGATCAGTTGTATGATCGAATTATTAAAAAATACGGCAAAGATGACAAACTGGCTAAGTTAGTGAGTCAGTTTAATCGAAATGAAGATTTAAAAAATTGGAGAACATTTGTTAACCAATGGGACCCTATCAGAGAATATAAATGGCAAGACGCTTTTCCTGATCTAATAGATTTATATGAACAAAGTAGTAATTGATTTTCCACCGGGGGGCTTAGGCCACTTTTTATCAAGAGTTTTAAATAATGATTATAATTTTCAAGCAGGAGTATTGGGAGAATTTCATTCACAGCAACATAGTTACGAATCGGTGACTAGTAGCCAAGAAGGATTCGAAAAAACATTCGAACTGTCTGATAAAACCAAAAACGTAATTTGTTTACATAATTTTAACAACACAGACCTTAAGTTATATTTCCCCAATCATAAATTAATTAATGTTTATCTAGACGACAGTTTAGATATTTTTACTAACAATTTTTACTATAAAGCAATAGGGTCCAACAATGCCGCTAAGTTAAAATTTTTGTCTAGTATTAAAACTAAATATCCCGATTCTCCTAATCCTGTCAGAGAAGAATTTTGTAACTTTCATTCTTGGCTTCCAACTTCCGATTGGGCAAAACAAAAATTAAATTACATAAATTTACCCTTCAGCTATATGTATAATTACACCAGCCTTAGTGACCTATTAGACGCCCACAAATTTTCAATCCCAAACAACTTTAAGAAGATACACGACGATTTCCTAGTAAAACAAGAAGGGATAATACGTAAATCTGTACAATATTCGGAAATATTAAAAAGTGTGTCCGATAGAATAAGTTACAAAATTCCGCAAAATTTTACAGATGTTGATTTTGGAATAATTTCATCAATGATTTATAAGTTAACTGGTAAAGATGTTATTAATTTGTTATCGATTAACTGGTTTAGTGATACCTTAGATATTATAGAATATGGAAAAATTTAAAATTTTTACATTTGGTGATGGCTACGCAACCAACCATATATGGCCCGAATGGACTGCGTTGTTATCTGCAATATACAATAATTGCCAAGTAATAAACGTATCAGGGGTTGGCGCAGGCCATGAATTTTTAACTACATCTATAATTGATCAATACATTAAAGACAAAAATGGGTTATTTTTGGTTCAGTGGCCATGGCCTTTTCGATTTGACAAATTAATTGAAAATAATACGTGGGAAAATATCATTAAATTAGATTCTGTTTACAAAGAAAATTATGTTAATCAATCTAATAGAGTTTGGTGGTTAAGCAGTGAAAGCAAACTGGAAGAAGTAAAAAAGTATCATACATTTTACATACAAAAAGAGCAAGCAAGATTACGTATGTTTAACAATATGTTCTTAATTAAAAACTTACTTAAAGATAGTAATTATTATTTCTTTTTAACTGCCAATTGTCCATTAACTGATCAGCAGAAAATTGATCTATTAGATGATAAGTGGATTTGGGAAACTCCTTGGCAAGGAATGTTGGAATTTAGTCTTAAAGATGAATATAAAGATGTTCGGCAAAACGAAGTGCAACCTAGCCCTATTGTTCATCTGGAATGGGTTATTAAGTTTTTATTGCCTAAGATACCGTATCATTATTCTGAAAATAGATTAAATCGATTAAGATCAATAGTCAATGAAACAAACTGGGTACCTTTTTATTGGGACAGAGATTGCTTGTGGGAAAACATACTTCGAAATCTGGATGTTTTATAATATGAATAGACATAAATATAACTAATTCGGAGTCGGTATTTTGCAGAAAAAAACTCGTAGTTTATTAGAAGAACTAGATTCGTTGCGATTGCACAAAGATAAAGAAAATCTTGTGGAAAGTCGTGCCAATCATGTGATCACTGGGGCCATAAATCTTATTAATTTTATACGTGAAAACTACGATAAAGAACAATCCGAGGAATTAGAACGTAGATTAATTAACAGCATCAGGTCGCAGGATACAGCTAAATTTAGCCGCGGTGTTAAAAGGATTTCGAATGAAAGTAAATGAAATTATAACAGAAGCTGGCGTATGGCAAGGCATAAAGAATGTGGGCCGCGGACTGGGTCAAATAGCAGGTGGTGCCGCAACTGGAACTATTGGCTTATTAGACCGTATGGCTGGCGGCTCAGGTGATGTTGGTACTGTAAAGCAGCGAGTACAGCGTAAATTAAAACAAACTACCCAAGATTTAGCTAACATAAATCGAGAGTTGCCTAAACAAGCATTGGCAAATTTTGAATTCCAGATGGGCGAACAAGGCATTGATATAAATGACCCCAGAACATTTAATCCTCAAACAGTAAGAAATTCTTTGCGTGATTTTGGATTACAATTTTTTGCAGGCGGCGAAGAAGATGCTATAAAAGCATACATTGCTCAAACTATTCAATTTGAACCTTTGCCTGGCAAAATTGATAATAAAACTGTATTAAACTATTTTAGAGAGTTAACAAAAATTAAATCTAATGCAGTGTTATGGGTAGCACAAAATCAATCGTCTCAAGAAATTCAACAAGCACAACAAGCACAACAAGCACAGCAAGCACAGCAAGCACAACAAGGCCCTGCATTAACTCCAGGGCTGGCTGATGGTGTTAGTGTATTCGGCACAGGCGAGCCAATGGTTCTGAAGGTCGGTAAACAAATATATTATGTGGCCGACGACGGGTTATGGCATGAACGCGGGAATAGAAATCCTGTAGATTCTACCTGGAACGCATTCCTAACACAGCAAGCAGATATAGCAACAGCAGAGAGTAACTTTAGAGACACCTCCTCAACCACTCCTGCTGCAAGGAGGTGAGCCCCGAAATGACGCAATTTTTAAATAAACAATTAAGTAAATTATGAAACTATTTGAAATCCGCCAAACACCGCCAAGGTGGTTAATATTAGAAGGAGCCGAGGGTAAGAACTTACATCTGGAGCACATTGAAGATCTTGTATTCAACGAGGGATACATGGGGGCCCAACGTGCCTTAAGCTATATGGAAAGTCTAAGGCAAATGTTTGCTGACGGAAAAGGCACTACTACCAAAGTCACTGTTAAATGGGACGGCGCCCCTGCAATTATTTGTGGTATAGATCCTGTGGATGGCAAATTTTTTGTAGGTACAAAAAGTGTTTTTAGTAAAGATTCTAAAGCTTGTAAAACACAAAAAGACATTACAAAATTTTACGGAGAACAAGAAGGCTTGGCCACTAAATTATCAGTGGCATTAAAATATCTACCAAAACTAGGAATTGGTAATGTACTACAGGGGGACTTAATGTTTACTCCTGGTGATCTTCAAACAGGTGTCATCGACAACGAAGAAGTTTATTTTTTTACACCGAATACTATAACATACGCAGTCCCTGTGGCCAGTGAACTGGGTAGCCGAATCGCAAGATCTAAATTGGGTATAATTTTTCACACAGCATACGAAGGTTCGAGCTTGCCTGAAATGTCTGCTAGGTTTGGCGCAGAAGTAACCGGGTTAAATCGAACAAATGACGTTTGGTTTGATGATGCCACATACAAAGACTATACAGGCATAGCCAGCTTAACTCCAGCAGAGAATAGTCAAATTTCCAGGACTATCGGCCAAGCAGCTATTACACTTAAAAAAATTAATGCAAACAAGTTTGACATTATTTTAGGCAATCCTGAATTTGCAAATTACATTAAACCTTTTATTAATAACATGGTCAGAGCCGGCGAACAAGTAGGAGAACCTATAGCTTTTTTAAATAGATTTCTAGCTTATTACAAAGGCAAACAAGAAACTGAAATAGCTAAATTACGTGGTGGCCCAGAGAGTGCTGCTGCCAAAGCAAGAGTTGCCAAAATAGAGCAAAATGAAAAATTCATAGAAGATAATAGTAATACTTTATTGGGAATTCTTGCAATTTATAAAAGAATAATCGAACTTAAATTAATGATACTTGCAAAAATACAAAAAGTCGAAAGCATTGGTACTTTTATTAAAACTGACGATGGCTATAAAGTAACTGCACCTGAAGGGTTTGTTGCTATAGGTCATGACGGCGGAGCAGTAAAACTAGTTGATAGATTAGAATTTAGCAAACAGAATTTTTCAGCAACAAAAGCTTGGAAAAAAAGTTAAACGATGCAACATAATTTCGTCGACGAAATACATCGTAGGGCTGAGAATAAACACATAGTTTTATTTTCAAATTATCGTACTGGATCGAATGTCTTGGGTATAGCCATATCAAATTTAACAAACTTAAAATTTTATCCAGAAGTATTTTTACCAAATAACACAAATGGATTTAGTCGGATGTGGGATTCGGTTAA